TGAAAGGCCTCGGGCCAGGACAGCCCGGTTTCCGCAGGCTGGGCCAACAGAGGCCAGGTCAGCCCGGTGGAATGGTCCTCGACCACGTCCCCCCGGACCGTGAAACGATTTTGTTGCGTATCGTCCGTCATCCCAGCATGTACCTCACGGTATACCCGAAGGAGGGATAGGACCACGGCTGGGCCAGAAGGTCGTCGCGGGTCAGGCCGTGGCGGATGGCCATGCCGAAGATGTTCACGACCTCCTCGGCGTGAGCGCCCAGATAATGCGCCCCGAGGATGCGGCCCGAGCCCCGCTCCACCAGGATGCGGTAGCCCGCGTGGGCCATGCCCAACCGGTCGTGCTCGGACCACTGGGCCGCGTCGCCTTCATAAATCTCGAAATCGTATCCCTGTTCGCTGGCCTGCTCCACCAGCAACCCGGCGCAGGCCAGAACGGGATGGGTGAAGACCGCCCCGGCCGTGCCCGAAAGATCGGACCGCGCGGAATTCTCCTCCAGGATGTTGTTGACCACGGTATTGGCCTGGAGTGCGGCCACCGGGGTTAGGGGATGCCCCGGATCCACGCAGTCGCCCGCCCCGTAGACTCTGGGGTTGGACACGCTGCGCATGTACGCGTCCACCTCGATGCCGCGCGGGCCGCTGTCGATGCCTGCCTTGTCCAGGTCGAGCCCGTCCAGATAGGGAACCCGGCCCGCGCCGCTCACCGCGGCTTCGGCCACGAACTCGATCTCCACGTCGTCCGGTCCGTTCACGATGACGCGCACGCCGTCCTCGAAGGGCTCCACGGCCTTGACCGGATGGTCCGTGTGCACGGCCACCCCCTGAGCCTGCATGGCCTGGACCAGCTTGCGGGACAGATTCTGGTCGAACCCCTTGAGCACCCGTCTGCTGCGATGCAGGATGGTCGCTCTGGCACCGGCTGCGGCGGCGATGCAGGCGAATTCGAAGGAGACGAACCCGCCGCCGATGAACAGCATGGACTCGGGCAGGGTCTTCATGTCCAGGAACTCGTCGCTGGTCATGAGCAGATCCTCGCCGGGGATGTCCAGCTTGCGCGGCTGGGCCCCCGTGGCCACGACGATATGCCGGGCCGTGAGCGTCCCGAGCCCTTCCACCTCTACGCTGTCCGGGCCGATGAACCGGGCTGCGCCGTGGACGGTGGTCACGCCCCGGCCGTGAAATGAATCAAAAATTCGGTCGGAAAGGGGGTCGATGAGCGAATGTTTGAAACGCATGAGCGAGGCCCACTCCACGCGCAGGTTCCCGGCCACGCCCCGGGCGGCCATATCGCGCACCCGAAGCACCTCATGGGTCATGTCGGCCAGGATTTTCTTTGGCTCGCATCCGCGCAGAGGGCATACACCGCCCCATCCGTTGCGTTCCACCACGGCCACGTCCAGTCCGGCCTCGCCCAGCCTGCGGGCCACGATGCCCCCGGCCGGGCCGGAACCGATCACGATCACGTCATAAGTCTGTCGGGTCACTGGTCTGCTCCAGGTTGGTTTCCATGTTGACGGCCCGCCTTCGGCGAACCCGTTGCGGCCATCCTCGCATATTCGCGACGAATGTAAAGAGCGGGACGCCTCCATGGGAAACGTCCCGCGCGCAAAATAAAAAAAGGTCTTGTTCGACGCTATCCTGCCGCCCGGCACACGGGTTCGGCCAGCCACTTGAGGTTGCGCACCGAAGAATAGCCCGACCTGCCGGCCAGAAAGTCCTCCAGCCGGGCCCGCGCCCCGTCCGTGAGCAGGGGCAGCAGCGGCTGGTCGACCATCTGGATGCGCGCCAGGCTTTCGCGGATGCGCCGGTCCCATTGCTCGCCGTATACGTCGATGTCGTCCAGCCGCAGATGCTCCCGGCAGTCCTCGCACCCGCAGCAGATGGCGTAGGGTTCCTGGATGTTGAGCAGCCCGTACTCGGTGGTCAGTTCTTCTCCGGCCGCGATGTCGCGCACCGCGATCTCGAAATCGTAGTCGGTCATCATGGTCGTCGGGTGGCAGTTGTGGTTCATGTACCGGGCGTGGTCCCAGCTCAGGACCAGGTTGCCGCATTTGTCATGGTACATGTAGGTCTCCATGGCCTCCCGCTGAGATTCGGGCAGGCCTAAAGCCGAGCGCGAAAATTCGCGGCTGGCGGCGCGATAATTGCCCCGGCTGTGTTGTTTCATAGTTTGTAATGCTGTTTCAAAAAGAGAGGGGCACGTCAAGATGGCGTGCCCCTCTCTTTTTGCTTTATGTTTCGTCGGCCTCGGCCTCGGCCTGGCAGTCTACGCACAGGGGGCAGCCGGGCACGGCTTTAAGCCTTGCGGGCGGGATAGCCTTGCCGCACTCGCGGCAGACGGGGGTGCCGTTGACCAGCGGAGCGCCGGGGCCGGGACGCCGGGATGGGCGATTGGCCAGGGCCTCCATCCGCCAGAGCGCCTCAGTTGCCTGAGCCTGATCGGCCTCATCGGGCATTATGCGTCCACCTCAACGGGCACGGTCAATATGGCCGCCACCTCGATCATGACCGCCACCTCGGCCCGCGTGGCCCGGAGCGCAGCCGCCTGGGTCTCCAGGTCCGCCAGTTTGTCTAGGTCGTCCGGGTCCCGGTCCGTCCCGGCAGCATCGGCCGCCAACAGCGCCCGCAGGGGGCGCACGGTGGCGGCGTCGAGGGCGTCCAGGGCCGTGTCGATGGAGGCGAGGACCGCCGCGCGGGCGGCGTCCGCATCCTGCGTCCAGCTCTCGGCATCGGCGTCCCAGATCGGATAGTCCGGAGGCATCTGGGAGGTCACGCCGTCGGGCAATACGCCCAGGTCCGTGATGGTGATCGCGGTAGCGGTGTCCGTGCGGTAGACGGTCTCGCCCCGGTGGTCCGAAAGGGTGACCCACGCCCCGTCTCGGTAGACCGCGACAGTGCCTGCCTCGCACTCCGGCGGGGCCTCGGTGGTGGCGTTGCCGGGCAGCGCTATCCCCGGATACGGCGGTGTCCAATCGGAGCGCCCGGCGTAGACGCCGGTCATGGGGTGATATCGGTATATGGTCTGTGGCATGATAACCTCTTAGATTAGTACGATGTACATGGTTGCGATGTTGCGAGGGCGTGTCTCGGGGCCGCCGGTCTCGTTTGTCAGGACACTATCGCCGCCGGTTATCGACGTCGCCGCCCAACTCTGGCCAGAGCTGAGCTTAGTCAATGCCATATTGCGCAGAGAGTGATCGTGCGCTGCCAGATCATCCTTTTGCCACGCCCCGAGCTCCCGGTCAGTATCCACCCCGCGCCCATGGTCCCAGCCTCGGGCAAACTCGCCGCGCCGGTCTTGCAGGCGCATGTACGCGCCCGCCGTATCGCGGGTGCCGGTGTTCGTGCACTTGTACCAGGCCGGGGCGGTGGCGTTGGCGGCGTCCCCGCAATACTTGGCGAGCAGCCGGGGATACGTCGCCAGAGAGACAATGGAGCCGTCAAGCTCCAACCCCTTGGGCAGACCGTCGTCCAACAAGGGGATGGTCTCGGACTCCCACTCCACGATCATCCCCGCCCAGGCGTCGCGCATCGCACTCAAACTGTCTCCCCCAGCGGCGATCAGGGCCTGGATGGCGGTCAGCAGCTGCGTGTTGTCGCCCCCGTCCAGAGTGAGCCCGCCGCCGACAACGACGTTAACCAGCTCCTCCTGGACGCCGTTGAGCCAATCGGCCTTGACCTGGGTGGCGGGCACCCCGGCTGCGGGGTTGCCCTCGGTAAAGAAGTTGTCCTCGGTTGCAAAATCGCCTTGGATACGTTGCATGTCTTACTCCTCTCCGTAGACAAAGATTAAGATGGTGTGGGCTGGGGCCAGGCGGGACAGGCGGCACTCCAGGGCCTCGTTGCCCCAATTTGCCAGGGCGTCGCCCGCCGCATTGCCCCCGGCCTGGAAATATTGGACCGTGGTTGCCGGGGCGCGCACGCTCCAGGCGTATATCCAGTCCCCGTTGGTCAGCGGGTCGCCCGCCACGGCGGCCCCGGCCCGGAACGGGCGGAACTCCTTTACGGTGACGACCACCCCCAGGGCGGCGGCCATATCAATATAATATAGGGCGCTCTGCCCGCCTTGGGCGGCCAGGGCCATGTGACAGGCCCGGCGGCGGTCCTGGATGGTCTCAATGTCCTGGGAACAAGCCCCGGGCAGGCCGCACACGCGCTCCCAATCCGCGAGCATCTCCAGGGCCGTGCGCGGATCGGCCTCGTCCACCAGGTCGTCGGCGCGTCCGTCCAAGCGGGCCAGCTCCCCGGCCAGTGCCAGGAGCAGCCGGGCCCACACACTGTCCGTGTCCGTGGGCAAGGCCTGGCCGGTCGGGGCCAGGGCCATGAGCTGGTCGCGGTACTGCTCTGCGGTCAGACTCATGCCATGTCTCCGAGGGTGTAGACGCCGGGCACCGCGATATGGCCAAGGCCGTGCTCGACGTCGGCCGTGGGCGAGACTAGGACGTGGTCCGTCTCGCCGGTGGCCACGGATATGGCCTCGCGGATATGGCTGATGAGCGTGGTGCTGCCGGGCTCGGACTCGGCCAGGATCACGGCGTCCAGCTCCTCCTTGACGGCCGCGCGCACGGCGGCGGTGTTGGGGGACAGGTTGACCACGATATTGACCGGGTCGGGCACCGGCGCGACTACATAGGCGTCGGCCGTGACCGGACGTGCGGCGTCGATATGGGCCTGGGCGGCCTCCACGGTGGCGGCGTCGGGGATGCCGTCGGCCGTGGCGTCATCGGTCATGATGCGCACGGTCACGGTCCCGGCCCCCATCTCGCGGGGGTAGACCCAGGCGCGGGTTACGCCGGAGACCTCCAGCGCCCAGGCGGCGTAATCGAAGTCCGCGCCGCCGTGCGGGGCCTGGCGGATGCGGGCCAGCACGCGCGAGCGCAGGTCCGCGTCGGACTCCTGGTCCGCTCCGCCGGTCAGGCCATCGGACAGGGCCGTGGACTTGATCCCGGCCAGCGCCGTGGACAAGGAGAGCTTGACTCCGGGGTCGGTGTTGCCGTTCGCTCCGGCGGCAACCGCCTGGACGGGGACGGACGCCGCGCCGTCCTCGATGACGGCCTCCGCCGTGGCTGCGATCTCCACGCCGTCGGGCCGCGTCCAAACGGTACCCGCCGGGACCACGCCGCCGTCCGTCCCCTCCGCCGAGATGGGCCCCGTGGCGCTGGAGGCCTGCTTGCGCCGGATGCCCCAAATGGAGGTCCAGCGCTCCAGGTGTTCGGCCTCGGCCGTGTCGGGCATGACCTGGAGCGCTATCCAGGCCAGGTAGCCGTACAGGCCGTGCACGGCCCCGGCCTCCACCGTGGCCAGCACGGCCAGCAGAGTCCGGCGCAGGCTGGCGTCGGCATTGTCCAGGCGGGACTCGATGTCCGCCTTCAGGCGGGCGATCAGCTCATTGAGGGTCGGGCGGTCGAATGCCATTTACAGGGCCTCCCAGAGGTAGCCGAAGTTATAGGTGATGGCGGGCTCGTCCGGCTGATAGAGACGGACGCGCAGGCCGAGCAGCCCGCGCCGGACCCACTCGGCGGTGACGTCCATGGACTGGACCACACCGTCCTCGATCATCCAGGCCAGGGCCTCCTCGGCATACTCCCTGGCGCGGATCGGCACGGACGAAAGTTGTTTCTCGCGACTCAAGAGCCACAGCCGGGAGCCGATGCGGTCGTCCAGGACGGCCGCGTAGGTGTCCGCCCACCAGCCCCGGCGGTCGCCGGTGTTGTCGGGCAGCACATCGTCGTCCTCGGCCCGCCGGTCCAAAAACAGCGACAGGATCACGGCCGTCTTGAGGGTGTCGTCCCGGACCAGGGCCAGGTCCTCCAGGGCCAGGTCCGCGCCCAGCTCGGTCCAGATCAGTGCAATGTCGGCCATTATACCGGCTCCCCTGTCTCGCCGCCGCCGGGCGTGACGCCGCCGTGCCGGTGCGAGTCGAGCACGATGCCATCGGACACAACGTTGCCGCCCGTATTGGTCAGGCCTCCCGAAATTTGCATGGGCACGCCGTCGCCGGAGCTGATGCCGACGACGGTCAGGTCGCCGCCCACGCGCAGGTCGCCGGTGACGATGGTCTGCGGGCAGTCCAGGGTGGCCGTGCCCGCCACCGTGGCCAGGGCGTTGCCGGACACGGTCGCGGTCAGGTCGCCGAGCACGGTGCAGTCGATGCCGGTGCGGGTCAGGTGGATATGCTGGCCCCGGTCGTCGTAGAGCGCGACCTCGCCGGACTTGAGCCCCTTGAGCCGGTAGCGGCGGTCGTCCACGCTGACGACCACGGTGTGCGAGCGGTTGCCGCCCAGGGACAGGGCCAGCGCCTCGGCCCCAGCATGCGGGACCGACGTAAATCCGTACTGCTGGAATCGCTCCAGCCGGGACAGGGTCTCCTCGCCGAGCAGCTTGACCTGGACCTCCTGCAACAGCGTGGTGTCGTCGGCCATGGACAGCATGGCGCGGGAGATCATCAGGGCGATGCGGCGGCGGACCGGGCCGAGAAACTTGTGCACGGCGCGCATTACCATGACTCGGTCTCCGGTTCGGGGAGCTCGATGAGCACGAATGTCTCGCGCGGCATCAGCTCCAGCTCGGCGCGGAATCCGTCGCGGGACAGGCGCAGATCGACGCCGGCAATAAGACGGTAGTCGTCCAGGCCGAGATAGGCGTCGCGGACCCGGACCAGATGATTGGGGGTCCACAGGCCGTCCGCGTGGAACCAGCCCGGCACCGTGTAGGTCAGCCGCCGGGAGCGCCCGTAGCGGACGTTGCGCTCCCACCCGGCCCGCTTGGCGGCGGCCGCCGCGTCCACGGGGTCTTCGGCCAGCACGGTCAGGGGCCGGTAGCGCTTGATGGCCGGGTCCTTGACCGTGGCCATGGGCTGGGCCGCGTCCTCGCCGTACCAGTCGTCCGACCCGGCGGACTGGCCCTTGACGGTGTACTTGCTGTAGCGGTCCCGATGGGAGTAGCGGGCCTCGCACTCCAAAATGTTTTGGCCGGTTGCCAGGACCGTGGACAGCCGGTCGGTGCCCGCACGGCTCAGCAGCAGGTTGCCCAGGCCGTCGGACAGGAGCAGCACGGCCCGGATGCGGGCGGCCTGCTCCAGGGTATCGTACACGGTGTCGCCCTCGTTGTTTTTGAGGGTGGTGAACTCGCCGCCCACGTCGGTTTGCGTTTTGACGCCGACGCCGTAGGGCTTGCACAGGGCCGTGGCCACCTGGGCCAGGGTGCGGCCGGAGTATTGCGTGGACGGCGCGGAGCAGTCCAACAGGTCGCCGGTCAGGTCGCGCCCGGTGACCGTGATGCCGTGCCGCCTGTCCGTGTATCTCGGATTGGCGTCGTCCACATACCCGGAGATGACCGGCATA